GATTTAAACTCTAAAAACTTACTCTCAGCTAATTTTTTATTCAAATCTAGCATCACTAAGATAGTTTCATCTTTAACGCTATTTTTAAATTTTATAATACTTGCAGTAGCCTTTGCAGTTGAAACATCAAGACCTATCTCAACATTATCATTTTTCAAATCAGATTGTAATTTTTCAACCTCAGAACTAACAGAAGTTGTGTTTAAAGTGACTTTAGGTGATACTTTAGCTTCTGATACGTCTTTGCTGATATTTTCAACCTGAGGCGTTACTGAGGTGGTATCTAAACTAACTTTAGGTGATACTTTTGTTGTATCAGTCTTAATTTTCAAAGATGATAGATCGGAATTTGCTTTCTCAGTGTCTAAAGATACTTTTGGTTTTAATTGTGAATCATTTACATCCGTTGAAAAAGTTTTAAACTCAACAGTTGCTGGTGATGTGTTTAATTTAAACTCAGAAGTAATCGGCTCTGATTCAATACCATCTTTTGCTTTATTATAAGCACTTAAATCAGTATCTAATTTATAAGTACCGTGAATCTCATCTTTAGTAATACCGTTTTTAGTAACTTCAAATTTACTAAAAGCCTCTTCAGTATCTAAATCTAATTTTACAGGTATCTTTTTAGATTCAATTTTAACTTTAGTTTGATCATACTTCTCATTAAAATCTTTAAAATCACCTGTACCTTTAATATACAGTTTCTTTTTATTTAAAGTTTCTAAATTTTTATCAACATCACTAATAGCTTTTTTATAACCACTCATATCAATATGAAACTTCATACCTGTAGTTTTTTCAACTAAAGCTTGAACTAACTTCAACATTATCTTTTGAAGTTCTATTTGAGCCTTTAAGGATGATAACTCAACTCTTATTTTAGCTTTTTTCTTATTCTCAACCTCAATAGTTTTCTGTTCTTCTGCATCTAAAAGAGCTAAACGTAACTTGTTACCTTTTTGTTCATCTCTGATACCCTCTTCAGCAGTTTGTCTCTTATTTAAAAATACTCTACGACCTACTTTTATCTCTTCACCAGCACCTTGTTGCACCAATGAGTTATACTCTTCTAAATATTTTTTAGCAACTACTAATTTTTTTCTAGATAACGCTTCTTTTGCTTTAGCATAAAGTACATCAGCACGTCTCTGATTAGCAATATATTTACCATAATTATTAAGCCCTGCTGTTTGCAACTGATAGATTCGTTGACTAGATTCAATATTTGCAGTAACTCTCTTATTTGCATAATTTAAACGTATTTTCGCTATATTCTCTTCAATTTTTGCAATAGAATCTTTGTAAGAACGCTCTTTTTTAAGCATAGTTGCTAATGTAGTACCTAAACTTGTTTCACGAGACTTTAGAGACTTTAAAGACTTTTTCAAATATGTTTTATCATCAGCAGATAACTGTTGCTCAGCTAATGATAACTGTTTTTTAGCTTTAGCACTAGCTTCAGTAGCTTTAGTTTCAGCTTCTAATTGATTCGTCAATTGATTGCCTCGTGAGCGCAATATATCTTTTGCTTCACTAGCTTGTGCTATCTCTCTCTTTAAAGCTTTTATTGCTCCACTATAGGCTTCTATTTGAGATTTATCTTCATCTGAAACCCAACCTGTGTTTAAGTTTTTAATAATAGCTTGATACTCAACTATAGATTTTTTAGCATCCTTAATACCTGTATCTAAATATGTCAAATATGCTTTTATTTCAGTAGTGTTAAATGATCCTGAATCTCTCTTCACGTCACTTAATACTGTCAATAATCTACCACTAACATCAATATATTTATCAGTAGCTTTCATAGAGCGTTGCACTTCTAATTCATAACTTTCTAAAGCTAAAGCTACACCCTCAATAGCCACACCCATAGCTAACCAAACAGGATTACCTGTTTTAACTATTTTTACAAGTTTTCCAAATTTTAATATCAATAGACCTAATGGAATAACCCAAGCCGAACTAAAGCCTGTAGCTTCTTTAAAGCCTAATGATACCGCTGATAAAGCACCTACGATATTTATTAAAGCACTTCCAATATCTTCAACTAAAATTAAAGTGTTTGCAATACTTTCACCAAAAGCATCTATATCCTCAGGTGATAAAGCGTTTATAAAATCTGTAGCATCTGATATTATTTTTCTTAAAGCAGGTGATAACGAATCTCCAATCTCTATTGACAAATTATCTAAAGCACTTAAAAGCTCTTTATAAGAACCTTTCAATGTGTCTTTCATCTTGTTAGCATCTTCTTGAGCTTTACCAAAACTACTTCTTAAAGTTTTAAGTTTAGCTTCATACTTATCCATACTATCTAATAAGATTATTGCTGAAGATTTACCCTCTTCACCGAAAATTTGAGATAACTTTAAATTTCTACTTTTAGAATCTAATTTTGATAATTTATCACGTAATAAAGAAATTTGTTCATTAAATGGTTTTAACTTACCATTAGTATCATATAAATCTACACCTAATTGCTCTATATATTTCAAAGCTTCTTTATTACCAGCCAATCTACTTAAAATTATTTTTAACTGTGTACCAGCTTCTGAACCTGTACGACCTGCATCAGCCAATACTTCTAAAGCACTTGTAGTTTCTTTAATGCTCATTCCAAATGAATGTGCTACAGGAGCTACTTTTTCATAAGCATTTCCTAGTTCAGTAGTTGACTGAGCTGAATCGCTTATAGCTGTAGCCATAGTATCCGAAATCATAGAGATGTCTTTAGCCTCTAAATTAAAACCATTCATAGTTTTAACTGCTATCAATGAAGCGTCACCTAAATCCAACATTCCAATAATAGCTAAATTTAAAACACCCTCAATACCATCTAACTGTTCTTGAACACTAAGCCCCGCCATAGCCATAGCATTCATACCCTCAGCCACCTGAGACGCTGAAAACTGTGTGGAACTACCTAGAGCTAATGCTTTTTGTCTTAGCATATCTAACTCTTCTGCAGTTGCTCCTGAAATAACACCAAGTCTTGTGATTGACTGTTCAAACTCAGCAAAAGTTCTAATGACTGTATTTAAACCTTGAAATGTACCATAAATAGTCGCTAACTTACCTAAATGTATTGCTAGTGACGCAAAACTTCTAGACATTTGGTTTACATTTTTTACAGTTTCTTTTGAATTTTTATCAGAAGCTTTTTGAAGTTTTTGTATCTGTGAAGTTAATCTTTTTATATCAGCCTCAGCACCTTGTGTCCTAGCTTCAATTTCAATAGTTAAGTCTTTTGTAGTTCCCGCCATTATTTACTCTCTTTGAACCGTGCTAATTGAGCTTCGTGATCAACTTCACTAGGTGTTTTAGTATCAGATTCATCAACATTTAAAAATTTTGTAAAATCTTTTTCTTCTAACTTAGATAATCTGTGTGATAGAGAATTATAGCGAATATTATCTGAAACATAATCATTATACTCATCTAAGCACAATTTAAAAAAACCCATACGATAATTTTTAACATCACTATGACCTGATCGTAATAACCTAGCTCCTAAATAATTTAAGCTTTTTTTTTATCATCACTTTCATCACCAACATCAGGTAGTGACTTTAAGTTACCATCTTCATCATATAATTCAGGGTATGTCAACTTCATAATAGTTGAATGTAGTTTATCTACATCACTTTTGCGTAAAGCTCTAATCTCATCCGCACTTAAATCTGTAGCATCTTCCAATACGAGCATATCAGTTTCTGTTATTTTACCTGATTCAATATCACAAATAAGCCCAAACGTTAAATCATAACACTTTATTTTAGCACCTGAACTAACTGTTACAGTATCAATAGCTTCAAACATAAAAACCCTTTATAAAAAATATCTTAATACAACCCATAATATTACTTATAGGCTGTATAAAACGATTTATGCTGTAGGTCTAGCACCCTCAATTTTAAATAGTTTTGAAACACCATTTGCTGTAATTAAATCAGAAGCCAACATTGCACCCTCAAAAGATAATTTAGCAAATTCAGTCGCTGATTTAAGTGAAAAATCACCTGAAGCAATCAGTGAGACTTTATGGAATGTGTAAACATAACTAACACCTGTAGCAGATTTACCAACAAAACGTAAAACACCCTCGATTTTAGAGTTTAAGAACGCTTCAACACGAATATCCTCATATGCACCATTGTCAAAAGTTACAACAACATTTCCAACTGAAATAGCACCTGTAGATAAAGCATTAATTGTACCATTTTGATAATCAATAACATAATCAGTACCCTCAACATAAGTTGTATCTTTAGCTTCATTTTGTACGATAACTTCCGATAAGATTTTCTTACCAATAGGTGTTACAGTATCTAAAGCTGAAATTGCAACAGTAGCTTCAGTAGCTGTACTTGCTCCAACCTGAGTTACAAAACTTGTACCTAAGAATGCAGTCGTAAGCATATCAGGACTAATCTCAACAGTATCAATATTGATAGATCCTGTTACTTTCTTGAGGACTGAAATATCTTCAAATGTAGTCGTACCCTCAGTATTATCATGTGTTAATTTTTCAACACTTGTTGAGAATTTAATATCCTCAGTTTGTCCAAAAGGTTTTTCAATACCCAATACACCATTTACAATAGGAGTAAAATATAACTCACCACCACCTGTGTTATAATATTCTGTTTTAGCAGACATATAATTTCCTTATTTTTTAATTTTAGCTGTGATATTTGCTTCAAAAAACAAATAATCAAGCTCAATATCACCCTGTAAGTTTAATTCCGAGCTTTTAAAATTGTAATCAAATCTGTGTTCAAGCAAAGCATCTGCAATTAAAGCATCTAAAAGTGCTTCATTATCAGTATTTACAACCAAAGCAAAAGTCACTGATCTAGTTATACCGTTAGGTATTGCTATACGCTCAACAACCAACACTCTAGGGGCTTTAAAACCAAAAGCTTTAGCCTTATCTATCAAATGTAGCTTAATATCTGATTCAGTAACTGAAATATCTGCCATAATTAAACCTCATTCAATAAAATATTAACACCTTGATTCAATTCATCAGGTTCAGCCTCAACAACTGAATATAAGACATTATCAATCTTAAATGTATCGTTTTTACTCACATTATTCAAATCTTCATAAGAAGCCCAACAGTGGCTATAATTACTATCAAGCTTATCTAATGAGTCTTTAAAAAACTGAATTGAAACATCAAAAGACGTATTAGAAATATTGTTAGTATAAGTTGCTTTTTTTGAGAAGTCATCTTTTAAAAAAACTTCATTTACATCGTTACTTAATAAATCTAAAAACGTATTTGGCATTTCAATTATCCAATTTTAACTAAAACTGTACCTACTTCACCACCAGCTTTAGATGATAGGATTAAACCTGCAGTAGTAGCACCATCTGATTTAATAGTACCTGTCCCCGCATCCCATTTTGCAGTATCTCCAATAGCAAAAGCATCAGTAGTATCCGCAGGAAATTCATAAACACCTACTAACTCAACTGAAATATCTTCACCAGCTAAACCAGCTGTCTGTGCAATACCTACATTTGTAGTTCCAAACTCAACAACTCCTCTGAACTCAGTATCTGTTGGAGCAGGAATAATCATAACGTTACCTTCAAATCTTTTGAAAATTGACATAAATTAACCTCCTAATTTAACGTCTAGGCAAAAGCCTAAACATTTCCTCTATAAAGACCTCTGTAGTCCTCAGCCATAACACCAATGTCAAACACACCCTCGTAAACAGAACGTGACAATGAACTTTCATTCAATTTTGTAACAGGTGCTCTATTTGTACCAGCAAGATAACCCATTTTCAAAGTACGTTGATCAGCTAGTAAGTACCAAGCTGTTTCAGACTTAATTTCAGGATCAACAACAAGTTCATACTCATTGTAATGTACGTTAGGTACATTCACATTATCTGCACCAACTTTAGAAGTTGATAATAGTAACTCACGTGCAGTCTCTTCCAAAGCAGGTGATACTATAAGGTATTTAGGTACGATATTTAATGGAGTTTTACCATCAATACTCATATGGCTGTTCATAGCCAAACGACCTTTACTCAATGATGCTGAAGATAGTGCATCAGTTCCTGAGTTTTTACGAGAAGCTACATACAAACCTGAACCATCAGACATTTTATAGTTGCTATAATCACCTTTTAATTGTAGTAAATCGTAAGCAATACCGTTTGCAGTTGTTTTAGCCATTTTAGCAAAAGTTTGCAGCAAGTTTGTAAAAGCACCAAGATCATCATTGATAAGCATTTCACGAGTAAGTACAAATTTGTTACCAAATGTTTCAATTTTCCAGCTCTCACCTTTTTCAGTTGCACCAAGTTCTTCTAAATCACCATTTTCTTTAGTTTTAGATAAACGACCACCACCAACAGTTGATGTTAAATCAGTCATAATTCTAAAATCAGGTACGTCAACCTCTTTAATCCAGCGTTTAAATGTTCCTGTGATAGCTTCAAACTCAGAAGTCATTACTCTTGAACCTACTGATTGTAGAAGTAATGGAAAATCACCTGTAAGTAATGAACGCTCTGCTGTCTCAACAGGATTTAATGAACGTTTGTCCTCAGGTAAAAGGGCATTTCCAATCGCAATAAGTGAAGCATAACGATATTTATCTGCACCATCTGCAGGTTTTTCAATCTTAGCCCCAACACGCATAGCCAAACCATCAACCATAGCATCAACCATTTTAGAGCGTTCGTCTAAATCGTCCGATTTTTTTTGATTAAAAGCTGAAGATGTATCACCAACTTTTGAATCTAAGATAAAAGTTCTAACCGCATCTGCAGTTACAGTTTTATCAGCTTCAAATTTAGCTCTTTGCTCTGCATCAACACCATATTTTAAACATACCGCTTGAACAGATGCAACACGTTTAAGCTCTAAGTTCTCATCTTTAAGACGAGTTTTTTCATCTTCAGATTTAGCTAATAAAGCAGTAAGCTCTTGTTTTTCTGAATCACTACGCTCAACTTTCCCTTGTAACTCAGCAAGTCTAGCTTTTTCTTTTTCATTCATTTCTGAACTCTCCTTTTCTCTTTTTTTTGCACCACCATCAAAGCCGATACCTACCGCAGACACTTCAAAAATATTGAAGTCTGTGATGATAACATCATCTACAGCACCATCACTACCTTTTTCAACACGATAATCACGAATTTCATAACCAATGCTAACATCAGTAAGAATACCCTCTTTATACTTAGAGTAAACTTTAGATGAATCTTCATCTGAACCAAAAGTAACGTCTCCAATAACTTCATCATTCTCAACACGAACATTTGAGATTTTACCAATAGCATCATCTACTGTTCGATTATGATTTTTAAAAAAAGTTATCAATGAGTTAAATTTAGCACCTGTGACATCTAATCTTTCATTATAATGTTCACCTGAACCCCAATCGTACCGTAATCCTGAATTATCGTTACTCACAAACACAAAAGATAACGTGTTTGAAGCTTGATTCTCATCAAGATTAGGTAACATTCTAGTTCTAAGTGAAACGCTACGTTGCTTATTTTTCAAAGCTTCTCGTTTATTAATCTTAATTTTAGCCATAAAAGCTCCTTATTTTTTCTCAGAACCTGTCATATTTGTATCATATGACTTAGGTTCACCTTTAGAATTTACATCATTACCAATATTTTGCATATTTTCATCTAAAGGTAAACCATATTTTAATTTCAACTCGTTCTCTTTAGCTTTTTTTCTTAAAATCTCTTCATAATCTTCCCCCTCTGAGTTTGCTACATCAATTTCAGAAGTTAAATTCAACTTCAATTTTTTCTCAATAGCTGTAATCTCTTTTAATGGATCTACTAAATCACGTTTAGGCATAATCCATTTAGGTCTGCAGTATTTAGATGGATCTTTTTCATAACTAGGAGCTGATATTGTGCCACGCAATACTTCAACCTCAAACCACGCTTCAAAAATATCATTAAGCACATTTAATACAAAATCTTCTTGCTCAAAATCAAATCGTTTGTTATCTTGAAGTAAAGAAGCTCTTGATGATGCAAAATTTACACGTGAATAATCTCTAAAAGCTAACTCATAAGATACCTTACGTGCTGTAGCTATTGATCTGATAGTTGCTTCACTAAATTGTGCATAATCTGTAGCTACACTATCAGGATCTAACTTCTCAATAGTTTCGCCTTTATTTAGATACAAAACACTTACACCATTAACAGATTGAATCTTAGTATTTATATCAGCACCTAAAGCATTACCTGAACCTGTATTTTTTACAGCATAGGCAATGTTAGCTCTAGCTCTTGCACCTTGAATAGAAGCCGATTGAAATGCTGAGAAGTTTTTTATATCTAAAATAGCTTGTTTGTACTCACTCAAACCTCTATATTGAGTAGGTCTTTCAGGTAAAAAGTAATGAATAATTGAAGATGCTTTAATTGAGTAGGCTTTGTTTGTACTATCAATAAAATGATAATTTACAGGTTTACCATAAGTATCTGTTTCAATACCACCATCACTTCTCGAACTATCAAGTGCATCAGTTTCGATAAGTTGTAATTTTAGCCCATCTTTAGTAATAATCTTATAGATAAAAATCTCACCATCGACTATTCGTGATTTAATTAGCATACGTTGTATTACAAAAAAGTTAAATCTACCTGTAATATCACAAATATTTTTATTCTTACACCAACGTAACCAATTCAATTCAACATTATCATCGAACTTTTGTTTACCTGTCACTGATTGTAAATAAATACCTTTACCTACAACATTATTAATAATAGCATTATCAATGTTATCCATAATAGCATTATTACCTGATAACCATCTAGCTCTAGCTCGTAAACGATCTCTATCAGGCTGTGCAGTCTCTTCAAAAGAGCTTGTAGCATTCCAAAAGTCTTTATTAGCCTTTGTTATCTTACCACCCTCATAGAAACCTCTATAAAGTTTCACCGCTACCATTTGAGCTAAAT